CAGTCTGATAGATTTAATTCTTTGGGATATTATACGGATGCACCGTTTAGATCTAAAGACTTTATAAACTACTGGGACCAAGAGAAAAAGAAGTGTCGTAACGGGGTAATATTTGTGGGTAAGAAAGCCACCTGGTATCTCACTAGAGACTACTACATGTGGCTTAACTTCCTACCTATCTACGATAAAGAAGAAAAGAGATATGGTTTTGCAAAAGTTCGTGATGCTCAGTATCACATGGCACTGTATGAAGTTCTTGCTGAACTCTCATTTAAACATGTTGCCATCTTAAAGAAACGTCAGATTGCATCATCTTACTTTCATATGGGTAAACTCATTAACCAATACTGGTTTGAAGAGGGTTCCATTTGTAAGATTGGTGCAAGTCTAAAAGACTACATTAACGACAAAGGTTCCTGGAAGTTTCTTGATGAATATGCAAACTTCTTGAATGAACACACTGCTTGGTATAGACCTAGCAATCCAAACAAAGTTCTATTGTGGGAACAGAAGATTGAAGTACGGATTGGTGGTCGTATAAGTAAGAAAGGTCTTATGTCTAAGATTCAGGGTCTTTCTTTTGATAAGGATGCAACAACTGGTGTAGGTGGACCTGTAACTTATTTCTTTCATGAAGAAGCTGGTATTGCTCCTAAAATGGATAAGACGTATGAGTATATACGTCCTGCTGTTCAGTCTGGCTTTATCACTACTGGTACTTTCATTGCTGCGGGATCTGTGGGTGATCTGGATCAGTGTGAGCCTCTTAAACAAATGATTTTAAACCCTGAAGTAAATGATATCTATGCTGTTGAGACTAATCTCATTGATGATCAAGGTACCATTGGGACTGCTGGCCTTTTTATTCCTGAGCAGTGGAGCATGCCTCCTTTTATTGATGAGTTTGGTAACTCACTTGTGCAATCTGCTCTTGATGCCATTAACTTGGAAAGAGAGAAATGGAAGAAGGACTTAGCACCTGAACAGTATCAGCTACGTATTTCTCAGAAGCCAACTAATATTCAGGAAGCATTTGCTTTTAGAAAAGTATCTGTATTCCCTACAAATTTGGTTACTGCTCAATTGAAAAGAATTGAAGAAAGAGAGTATCCTTTTGAATTTTTAGAACTAGAATACGGAGAAGACGGAAAAATTGTAGCAAAAGACACAAGAAGATTGCCAATTCGTGAATTTCCTATTTCTAAAAAGACAGAAGATAAGACGGGGGTTCTTGTAGTTTATGAAAGACCGGTGGCTAATGCAGAGTTTTCTACCTACTATGCATCTGTTGACCCTGTAGGTGAGGGCAAAACAACCACCTCAGAGTCTCTCTGTAGCATCTTTGTATACAAGAACCCAGTGGAGGTTACCCGTGAGACAGATAATGGCATAGAGAGCTTTATTGAGCAGGATAAAATTGTAGCATCTTGGTGTGGTAGATATGATGATCTAAACAAAACACATCAGATGTTGGAGAAGATCATTGAATGGTATAATGCATGGACTGTTGTGGAGAACAACGTATCTCTGTTTCTTCAGTACATGATCTCCAGACGTAAGCAGAGATACTTAGTACCAAAGAGTCAGATGCTCTTCTTGAAAGACATTGGTTCTAATGCTAACGTATTCCAAGAATACGGTTGGAAGAACACCGGTAACCTGTTTAAGGGTCACCTACTTTCTTATGCTATTGAGTACCTCAAAGAAGAGATTGATGTAGTGACAAAAGCAGATGGGGGTATTGTAAAAACTACCTATGGGGTAGAGCGTATTCCAGATCCTATGCTATTAAAAGAAATGATGGCATATCATCCTGGTCTCAACGTTGACCGATTGGTTGCATTTACTGCATTAATTGCTTTTGCTAAGGTGCAACAATCTAACCGTGGATATGCAAAAAGAAAAGAATCTACGGTAAAAGGTTTGGAAAAGTCAGATAATTTGTATAAATTAAAAATGAGCCCGTTTAGACATATGGGAGCATCATCTATTTCCAAGCCTCGTAATCCATTCAAAAACTATAGATAATGTTTACGACTGTTAATTCTACAAGTAATCACACATCTTTTTCGTACGTGTACATAGATGAATTAGCGGATATGGAGTACACAACAACTTATGTGCTTAACACAATTGAAGAATTATGAAGGTTTATAATGCACTAGATCTTAAAGCTGGAGCCAAAGCGGAGTACAGTAAGACTGGTACTCTGATTCAGCCTGTTCAGTTTATTCCTAGAAAAGAAAAGGATGAAGAGTGGGCTGCTTGGAATATGGACTGGCATGAGTGGCAGGGCATTAAACAGCTCAGAAGAAATTCAAGACGTATTCTTAAAAACTATAAGCTTGCAAAAGGTATCATTGATAAAACAGATTATATCATTGAGCCTGATAATGAATACGCAGATCTTGTAGATACACTTATCCAAGAAGATCAGTCTGCTCTTGAGATTAAGTTTTATCCGATCATCCCTAATGTAATTAATGTACTTACAGGTGAGTTTGCTAAACGCTATTCACGTGTAACATTTCGTGCAGTAGATGACATCTCTTACAATGAAATGATGGAGATGAAGAGAGCAATGATTGAAGAAACATTGCTTTCACAAGCTGAGCAAAAACTGATGGCTAATCTGATTGCACAGGGTCTTGATCCTGAATCAGAGGAAGCACAGCAAGTTCTTAATAGAGATAATCTTAAGAGTCTTCCAGAGATTGAAGATTTCTTTTCTAAAGATTACCGCAGCCTTATAGAAGAATGGGCAATGCACCAGCTTAAGGTTGATGAGGAAAGATTTAAAATGCAAGAACTTGAAGAGCGTGGATTCCGTGATATGCTCATTGCAGACCGTGAGTTCTGGCACTTTAAAATGAATGAGGATGACTATGAGATTGAACTCTGGAATCCTGCACTTACATTCTATCACAAGTCTCCAGATATCCGTTATATTTCTCAGGGTAACTGGGTAGGTAAGATGGATATGATGACCGTATCTGATATTATTGATAAATACGGTTACTTGATGACTGAAGATCAGCTCAAGTCATTGGAAGCTATTTACCCTGTACGTTCTGCAGGATATCCTATTGGAGGATATCAGAATGATGGAAGTTACTATGATGCTACTAAGAGTCATGACTTTAATAGTATTCAGCAAGGTTCTCTTGGTTACAGACAGTTCATGTCTACATACCAAAACAGCTCATACACAGGTGACGTAGTAAATGAGATTCTTAATGAATCTGAAGACATGTTTGATAACGAGACAGCATTTATGTTGCGTGTTACTACTGTCTACTGGAAGTCACAGCGTAGAGTTGGTCACCTAACTAAGATTACTGAAGAAGGTGAGATCATCCAAGATATTGTAGATGAGACCTATAAGGTTACAGAGAAACCTCTTTACAATCTGTCATTTAACAAAAACAAGACTAAAGAGAATCTTGTATTTGGTGAACACATTGAGTGGATCTGGATTAATGAAACTTGGGGTGGTGTAAAGATTGGACCTAATGCTCCTACATTCTGGGGTCAAAAGAATCTTTCTGGTCTTGATCCTATCTATATTGGGGTTAATCAACCTAAGATTGGTAGACTTAAGTTCCAATTTAAAGGTGATAACACTCTGTACGGTTGTAAGCTTCCTGTAGAAGGTGCTGTATTTTCTGATAGAAATACTCGTTCTGCTTCACTGGTAGATTTAATGAAGCCTTTCCAGATTGGATACAACATTGTAAACAACCAGATCTCTGATATTCTTGTAGACGAACTGGGTACAGTTATTCTATTAGACCAGAATGCATTACCACGTCACTCACTGGGAGAAGACTGGGGTAAGAACAACCTGGCAAAAGCATATGTGGCAATGAAGAACTTCCAGATGTTACCTCTGGATACTTCTATTACTAACACAGAGAATGCTCTGAACTTTCAACACTACCAAGTTCTTAGCCTTGAGCAGACAAATCGTTTGATGTCTAGAACTCAATTGGCTAATTACTTTAAGAACCAAGCATTTGAGTCTATTGGTATTAACATGCAACGCATGGGTGGTCCAGTAGAACAGCAAACTGCTACAGGTGTACAAGCATCTCTTGAGAGTTCATATGCACAAACAGAGATTTACTTTATTCAGCACTCGGATTATCTGATGCCTAGAGTACATCAGATGCGTACAGACTTGGCTCAATACTATCACAGTAATAAGCCATCTATCCGTCTTCAATATATTACAACTGCTGATGAAAAGATTAATTTCCAGATCAATGGAACAGATCTTCTTCTTAGAGATCTTAATGTATTCTGTACGACTAAAGCTAATCATCGTCAAGTACTTGAGCAGATGAAGCAGCTTGCAATGACTAACAATACTACCGGAGCAACTATTTATGATCTGGGTAATATTATGAAGTCAGATAACATTGCAGAGGTTTCACGTATTCTGAAAGAAGCTGAAGCTAAGCAACAGGGTCAGAAGCAGGCTGAAATGCAGCAGATGCAGCAAATGAAGGAGCAAGAGATTCAAGCTCGTCAGCAAGAGGCTATGATGAAGATGCAGTTTGAGCAAGAAGAAGCTGAGAAGAACCGTCAGAAAGATATCACAGTTGCTGAAATCAGAGCTGCTGGATACGGTTCTATGCAAGACATCAACAAGAATGAGGTATCAGACTTCCAAGATGCTCTTAAAGACATCCGTGAGACTGATCGTTACAGAGAACAAATGACTCTCAAGAGAGAATCAGAAATTAATAAGGGTGCTATGCATCAAGACAAGATGGGTATTGAGCGTGAAAGACTGCAAACACAACGTGAGATTGCAGAAAAACAGCTCCAAGTTGCTAGAGAGAACAAGAATAAGTATGATGTTCAACAGAAGAAAAAGTAACTATAGCCTTATTACTGCAAATTTTTTAGCGTAAACCAGTAAACGGTTGCAAATCTTATAAGTTTATCTGATTTGCAATCCGTATATTATTAGTGAGATAAACCAAAACATTGACATAATGGCCGACGATAAAACCAACCTTACCGACCGGACCACCGTTAACCAAGTAGACATTGATCTTGATGATCTATTTGGCGGTGCACCAGGTTCTGACAGTATCGTTCTTCCTGACTCTACTCCAAAGAAACCAAATATGTTTTCTACGGCGTCTGTAGATCTTTCATTCATTGATGAAGAAGATGATGATGATTCTACAGGAGATGATGGAAAGCAAGATACTCCTGCTGGAGATTCTGCTGATGACACTAAAGTTACCCCTGATACAGGTGATACTTTAGATGACATCTTGAATGACACTGATAACCAAGATGAAGAACCCAGTAAAGCTGGTCGTAAGAAAGTAGATAAGTCAGGACTTGTAGACGTAATGTCCAAACTGGTAGAAGAAGAACTTCTTATTCCGTTTGATGATGACAAGTCTTTTGATGAATACACCGTTGCTGACTGGAAAGAGCTTTTAGAAGCAAACTTCCAGGAAAGAGAAAATAAAGTGAGGCAGGAAACTCCTCAACAGTTCTTTGAATCACTACCTGAAGAGCTCCAATATGCTGCTAAGTATGTTGCTGATGGTGGTCAAGATATGAAAGGTTTGTTTAGAGCCTTGGCAGAAGCAGAAGAGACACGTGAGTTGTCTGTTGAATCTGAGTCTGGACAAGAGGAAATTATTAGACAATACCTTTTAAGTACAGGTTTCGGTACTGCAGAAGAAATTGCAGAAGAAATTGATACCTGGAAAGATCTTGGCAAACTTGAACAACAAGCTAAGAAGTTTAAGCCGAAATTGGATGCAATGCAAGAAGAGATCCTTATGGATAGACTTGCAGAGCAAGAGCAAATGAAGAAGCAGCAAGAAACTGCTGCACGTCAGTATATGCAGAATGTAGGTCACCTCTTGGAGAAGTATCAGTTTGTAGAACCTAACTACGGATTGATTGCAGAAGCTGCATGGTTGCTTTCTGATCCAGAAGGATACAGAAACAAAGTGCAGGAGATTGGTAAGAATAAAGCAGTTGAAAAGACTGTACGCCAACTCAAGACTGAGCAATCAAACAGAGCAAGTTCTACTGCTGCTAATTCAAGAGATGACGAATCAAACAGAAGAACCATTGCCCGTCCGGGTAATATCTTCAAAAGAAACTAACGTTATACGTTTTTATTAATTTTTTTTTCATTAACCAAATCTATAATTCAAAATGGCAACACCTGTTTTAAACAACGGTATCTTTTTGAGAGATACTCAGTATCAGGCATCCAGCCATGTAGATTCTTACCACCTGGTAAACATGTTGAAGTCGGCTGAGCCGATGGACATGGGTCCAGTTGATTTGTGGGCTATGGCACAAAAGGTAGAAATGCCTTTGTACCAAATGGCTTCTTTCGGCGGTAAGAACACTATCATGGTTGACAATGCTAAAGGAGAGTACAAGTGGCAAGTTCCTGTTACTCAAGACCTCCCCTACATCATTGAAGACATTGAGACTGGCAACACCTCTAAGGGTATTGACGGTACTACCTTCAAGATTAAAGTAAATAAGCGTTCTTTCGGTCACGGTGATATCATCACCTACGATAAGTACAACGGTGCTGAAATGTACATCACTGCAGAAGATATTCTTCCTGCTGGTGACGGTTTCATCTACACTGTGCAGCTTGTAAACAACGACAACATTAAGTTCCTGGATAACAAGTACCTTGCTTCTGGTACTAAGGTATTCCGTAAAGGTTCTGCACGTGGTGAGTACGGTGAGCGTTTCTCTGACATCGGAGAGTTTGGTGCTGGATTCCGTGAGTTCTACAACTTCGTTGGAGGTGCAGAAGCTCACGTACACTACAGCATCTCTAGCCGTGCTGACATGATGATCAAAGGTGGTCTTGTACTTTCTTGACCACTCTTGAGGCTGCTCACCTGTCTAAGATTGCTACTGACATGGAAACTTACCTCATGTGGGGTCATGGTGGACGTGTACGTCAAGATGGTCCAGATGATGTTCGTCTGTCTGTAGGTTTGTGGAAGCAGCTTGATAACTCTTTCAAGCGTGTATACAACAAGTCTTCTTTCTCTCTTGATATGTTCAAGGCTGAATTGTACAACTTCTACCAAGGTCGTGTTGAACTGCAAGGTCCAGACCCCAAGCGTCAGATCATTGTACAAACTGGTCTGGGTGGTATGAAGCTTGTTAACGAGGCTATTAAGAAAGAAGCTTTCGGAACTGGTCTTACCGGTATGGTAGTTAACGGTGATAAGTCTGGTATCAATGCAATCTCTGGTTCTAGTGCAATGGATCTTAACTTCGGTTTTGCATTCACTAGCTATGTGATTCCGTTCTTGGCAAACGTTAAGTTTGTTCTGAACCCTGCATTTGACAACTTGCATACCAATGACATTGAGAACCCGTTGATTGACGGTCACCCCTTGAGCTCTTACAGCTTTGTAGTATTTGACATCACCGAAACTGGTAATGACAACATCTACTTGTTGAAGCTTTCTTGGGATAACCAATTGAAGTGGTTCTACCAGAACGGTACTATGGACTACATGGGACGTACTCAAGGTTTCCAGTCTTCTGGTAACTTTAACGGATACCGTGTATTCATGACTCAGAACATGCCTGCT